TTACTCGGCAGCTACAGCGCGCGAATGGTTGCTATAGGTGTCCCAAGTTGGGTGATATTCATCGTCAGCCTGATTTCCCCACACAGTCCACTTTGGCCGTGTCCCCCTTGCAAACATTTCAAGGTATGGACCGGGCGAGCACGCTTCGATCAGGTCATATTGCTCATCGGGCTTGCGAGAATGCTCCCGCTTCCGAGTAGCCAAATAGTTGACTTGTGTCCGGCCAGGATCAAGAGTTCTAGCGTTTTTGCCGCGCACGCCAAAGAGTATGATCTCCGTGACATTGCGGAAATAGAAGCCAACGCCACGGCCGTCCGATCCACCGTCCTTACGAATCTTGTGCCAGATGAGATTTGTCTTGTAGTTGAAACCCCAGCTCTTCATTACCTCCAAGCCTTCCGGCAGCAAGGCGTTTGGAACCCAGAGATACAGATGTGCGGTAGTGTCAGCTACATCTGCTACCGGTAGCTCCTGAATTTCCGGAAGAGACATTGTGCCGTAACGGCTCAAGCGGCGATGCTCTGGCGCAACCTTGCCTGTTCGATTCACGAACTGCCAAGGTGGGTCAGCAAGAATGGTCTTGAACTTTTTCCCCTTGGCGGTCTGGATCAGTTCTGAAGCGGGATTGGTCATAAGAATCTCTCGTTGATCGTTGAGGCATAGCACAGTGAGCCGTGAAAAAAAGTGTCGGTGGAATCTTCCCGCCGATCTGCGTCGGCGGGAAGTTCGTTATCGCTCGGTTTGGAGCGGTTCGCACCCGGTCGAGTTGGTAACGTTTTTTGTTATGCTACGCCCCGGATTGATTCTTCGTCTGCTTCGGTCATGTCCTCGAAATCGGGTTCCGGTGCAGGGCTGTCGCCGGGCTCGACGAAATCAACACTGTCATCTGCCAAGGGTTGGAGCCCCACGGGTCGAAAACGCGGATTTTTCTCCGCCTCGTATGCAGCGCGATCCCATGCTTCCCAAGTTGCACCGTCAACGGTTTCATCGGGCTCCGGTGGAATGATGATGTGATGCTGTTTTAGGGAGCGGAATGCGGCGCGAACTTTCCGAAGCGCGGAGATGTAAGCCCCCATGTCCATAATCATGTTATCCAGCCTCGTTTCCGGCCCTTCGAATTCGCTGAAATCATCGAGGATCTGATCCAAAAAGTCTTCAAGGGTTTCATATCCACCGGCGCTACTGAGTAGGGTGTCGGGTTCATACTCATTTACGATGTTGCCGAAGGCGTCATAGTCCTTGAGTGTCATGTTCAGGAAGTGTTGGAACATTTCCTTTTCGGTCCAGACTGCGCCATCAGCGGGGGTGGTGGTATAGTTGGTGTTCATGTAAGATATTCTCCTTGTGTGATGGCAGGAAAGCGCCTGCCTCGCTATTGCTGCCGGTTCGTCTGAAGTTTGGACGCCGAAGCCGAACCGGCAGAATTCTTCATTCCTGTTTTGCGCGGAAAGTCGCCATCGTATGTCGGGTCGGCCTGCGCAGTTGTGACTGGATTGCTTTCAAGTGTTCAATCTCAGCAAAAGAGGCCTTCAGCGCTTCCACGTCGCCGCGAGGTAGATTGGCGCTGCGGACTTCTGCGTCATTTATCGCTGTTTCGATCTCTTCCAACTTGTAGGCGTTGATGAGAGCCGCGAGTTCGGTTGCTGCATCAATGAACACGTTGGCCAGACCTTCGGCACGTTGCATCGCGGTTAGCGGTTCGTCGCGTTCAAACTCGCTTCGAAACTCTTGCTTTGCCTCGTTAAGTTCACTGCCCAAAACGTCGACACCAAACGCGTCAAGGTTCTCGTAGAATTCCAGAGAGCGATTACCGACAAACTCTTCGAAGGACGTGATTGCGTAATCGGGTAATTTGGATGCTTCCAAAAGCCCCTCGCGCATTTTCTCCTTTTGCCGTTGCCGGTGTTCTCGCGCTCGTTGTGCTACTGACTTCGCCATAAGCTTAAGTTCCGTTGCCGTTGTGTTGCATTCAGAAAGTAACGCAACGGGAAGAAATATGCAAGTCATGAAGCCAAAATAATTTCGCTTTCATCCTCGCCGGAGAAAATCTCGATAGGCCAGATGCTCAGGTCGCCAAGGGCTTCGATGAGTTCGCTGCGAAGGCAAACCGGCGCGGCGGGATCAAAGGCGCGGGCTATGCTCTCAAGGCGATCAAGGGCAGCGTGATAGGCATCGGTGTGAAAATAGATGTTGGTGGCTGGCATGCGGTGCTCCATCGGGTTGATTTGCACCACGATAAGCCGCCGAAGAATCTCACGTCAACAATAAATATTCAATTAAAACAATAAGTAAGCGCTTACTGTGAAGCTGTCGATTCACGCGGTTCAAGCTGTTGCTTGAGCACTTCAGCGCGCCGGAAAGTGTAGATTTCCTTCGCCGTGCTCCGAAGGTTGTTGGTCGCGAAATACCAATCACCGGAAATAGGACGGGAAAGGATCGCAAAGCGTCCTTTGTGCGGGCGAACGGTGAATGAGTGCTTTGCCGCGTAGTTTGCCCATACAATGCTTGCGGGCTTGAGGTGGGCTTGATGCTGTCGAACCTGCTTCCACTCGCCAGCGGCCAATCTGAGGGCTTTGCGCACGGCTGAGTAATCGGTGTCCTCAAGCCCGGCAATCTCGCCGTGAAGGTGAAGGCGCTGCCGATGGCCTTCGGTGATCTCGAAGGCAAACCAGAAGTCGACTTTCCGGCCAAGGGCTTCGAAGAGACGCCGTGCGATGCGGGCCGAAATCCACTTCGCTGCCTTCGACTCTTTGCGAACCTGGGCTTCCACTTCCGGCGAGAGATTGAGCGTGAACGCGGTTGCCGGTCCGAAGCTCGCCACGGCGTAATGAAGCTGCTCAAGGCGTGCAACGTCGCTCAGGTCGCGCCAAGGGGCGGGTGTGGTGTGCTGGGGAAGGAAAGGCGTGTCAGCGCCGTAGTGGCTCCAGAACCGTTTCGTGCGGGCCTGTTCCTTGTCGGTGAGCGGTTCCGTTGCGGCGGGTGTGTCGGTTGCTGCTGCTTGTTCGTTGGTCGTGGTGTTGTGAGCCTGATGTGCTGGGGTAGGGGTAGGGGGAGAGGACCTAACAACGTCGGTAACTGAAGTCCTCGCACCGGTGCCCGTATCGCCGGAACGCTCGACGCCTTGGAAACGCTGGCGAAAACGAGCATCCCGATAGGGTGATTTCACGCGTCCAAGGTTTACCTTTTTGTCATCACGTCCAGCTCGCCGGGGCGACGATGTAGGAAATATTTCCTGATTTTCTTGGTGCATTCCGGTGGCGGAATGGCTATAATTTGAAGTGCCCACGTAAATGCCTTTGGATGGGTGCAATTGAAAAACGGACCGGCCTCCTGTTTGCAGCGGCAGCCGGTCCGTTTTTGCTATTATAGCGGTTAAGCGGCGGTCTTTCGCAAAAGCCGTGCAATTTCTTTGGCGACCAGTGGTGCGACAATGACCGAAGCACCTGTATCCGTGTTCTCGATCTTCACCGAGGTTCCGACACGATGGAGCTTGATGTCTGCATCGACATTAAACTCGGCGGCTTCTCGATTTGCTGGTTTCGCGAACTCTTCGAAAGAATTAGCGACCGATCTTGATGTGGGTTTGCTCCAATTGAATACCCCCATCGGACCAGCGAAATGGACGTTCCCGTTTTCAAGGGGCACTGTCTCAAATGGTGGAAGGCCGATGGTTTCGATCAAGCCCGTGCGATCAAGTTCTGCGCTTATGAGCTCGCCGACACATTCGGCGATGGTCTGGTCTCGCCGCTTGGCAAGCTCCCTGATTTGGGCGTGGCGTTCGGCAGGAATACGGATGACTTCGGTTGGCATTTCAACTCCATTGATTGACTAGTTACTTAGTGTAGATGAGTCGGTCCTCGACTTCAAGGAAAATAATCCTCTCATGCTCATCGGCGGCTTAGGGTGTTTCCGGGACGCATTTGCTGCCGTAGTTCGTCGACAACCAGTCCGCGCATGGTGCCCTCCATCTCGCGCCTCATGCGCTTGGCGAGATCTTCGTTCTGTTCGGGCGTGCCCGCCGATCCGTTGACAGTGATCGGGGCGTTGATGGAAATCGCCTGATCACCGCTCGCGCTACCATTGGCGCTCGCGAGGTCGGGCCGGGCGAGGGCCGGAACATTGCCGACAAGCCCGCCGGTTGCGAAGCTGGCGACGTGACCGCTGTTGATCGCCTCAAGTAGCGCCCGGTTCTTGGCGGTGGCCTTGGCGTTCACGACGAACTCACCGTTTGAAAGCCGGGCCGGGATGCTGTCGCTGGTCCCGCTACCGGGACCGCGAACAGGTCCGCCATCCGCGAAGCCAAGCAAAGCACCGAACAGTGAGCCGAAGCCCTTCTTGCCGCCGCCACCTGCCGATGGCATTTCCATCTTGCTGCCGCCGCCAAACAATCCGGCAAGCGGACCTTCGCCAAGGATAGCGGCTTGAAGGGTTGCCCGGATCAAAGTTTGGAGAAGCTGCTTGAGTGCCTGTTCGGCGGTCATGGTGCCGGTGAGAAGTCCGCTCAGCGCATCTACGGCTTGCTCACCGAAGAACTGAGACACCTTGCCAGCCTGTTCCTGCGACGCGGCATATAGCTCAACGCTAGCGTCCGCTCTCGCCATCCCCTGCGCCAACTGTGCGATTTCCTGTCGCTGCTGCGCCGTCAGGGAGATACCTTCACGTTGGGCTTGTGCGAGCATCTGCTGTTCATAGCGGAACGCCTGCGCCTGCTGGGCAGACATACCAAGAGCCTGCTGTTCGGTCCGTTGTGCCGCCGTATGGTCGCGAGCGCCGGAGATGATCTGTCTGTATGCGTCTGATTGCGATTTCGCTGCCGAGGTCAGGCGCTCGATTTCAGCGGCAACCTGACCACTTCGCGCATTCGAATCCTCAATGTGCCAATTCTCATTGCTGAGCGGGAAGGACAGGCCGAAGCGATTGGCGTTGGCGTGAACCCATTCCCGAGCCCGGTCGTTTCCATAACCAAGATCGGCTGCGTTGCCCTTGTTGTGTTGCGAGTTGCCAGGAGGGGCCACCCACTTGCGAGCGGCTTCCGGTGAGCCGTATTTCTTCAATGCAGCAAGCCAAAGCTGCTGTTGCCTTTCGATCGATCGGAAGCCCGAATTGATTGTCACCATGCCCCTGAGATCGTCGGGCATGGACGCAATCATTTTCGCCAGCTTCTCGCGGAACTCACCGGCCATGCCGTTGATGCTGTCCGCACCGCGTCCTTTGGCGAGGAGGGTCGATAGGTAGTTCGCCGGGTCGTCGGTAGCGGACCGGATCGAAAGAGACGCGAGCGCTTGACCGCGCATTTCATTGGCAAGGGCCACCTCCCGCTGCCCTTGAGCTTTGGCAAGCGCTATCCGGTAGGTTTCATCAATGCGGGCCTTGGCATCCAGGTCGCGCAAGTTCGCCGCCAGCTCAGGGATTTCATTCTTCAGCGCTCGAATCGCGTCGGCATAATTTTTTATGCCCGAAACCGATTTACTGGCAGTGCTGCCGGTGCCAGATAGAGCGTCATTGAGATCTCTGACCGGCGATGTTGCGCCCTTGGCGTCCTTGCCGGTCTTGTAGATGAAATTCTCATCGTAGCCGGTGCGCCGGTCGAGAATGTCGCGAAGCTTCAAGGCCTCTTCGGTGAGTTGCCGAAGCTGGTTTGCCCACAAACCGCGTTGCCGGTCATTGGTCGCACCGGCAAGATTCTCCTGAACCTCTTGGCGCTGTGCATAGACTTCGGCGAGGCGGCGCTGAATGTTGCGGTCTGTCTGTTCTTCGACCTTATTGAGGCGGTCGAGCCAATCGCTCATGGCGCTAACCACTTCGACGATTGCGCCCTTCAGAGCCGTTCCGACTGTCTGGGCAATTTTCGAGAACTTCCGGTCAATCTCATCGGCGCGGCGAATGATGTCCTCATCGAGGACAAGGCCAAGGTCGTTCGCTTCCTTGATGGTCTGGCGAATGCCTTCCGCGCCCTGATCGATCAGGGCGACGAACCGCTCGCCGCCCGTGCCGCCGAAGATTTCATCGGCGATGCGGATCTGCGCGGCCTTGTCCAGTTGCTCAAGCCTGCCGATGATTTCGACCAGCAAAGCCGAAGGGTCAGCAAGCTTCCGCTTCAGCTCTTGTGCCGAAAAGCCAAGCCGCTGGAATGCATCGGCGGCGCTGCCCTTGCCGGTGGTGATGAATTCGTCGGCGCGAAGGCTGAGTTCCTTCATGCCATCGACAAGTGCATCAACCTCAATCCGGTTCTGTTCCGCGACGAACTTGAGTTCCTGAAACGCCTTGCTGCTGAGACCGGCACGCTTAGCTTCGCTGCCGATGTTCGCAACGCCTTTCGCGACGTCGCCGACGCGGGAAATGATCTGATCAAGCCCGCCGATAGCTAACCCGCCGACGACGCCACCGATCAAGCCTTTGCCGAACGCCGAAAGTGACTTAGAAGCGCCGTTCATAGCCTTCTCAATGCCTGTTCCGGCCTTCTCGGCTTCCTTTCGCATCGAACGGAAGTTCTTACCGGTCTTGCCGTGCGCACGCTCCAGGTCGCGCTCATACTTGTTCACGCGAGCTTCAAGGGTGACTAAGAGGCGTTGGCCGTCATCCATTTTCACAAATCCTTATGCGGCTTCGGCTTCATCCTGAAGCCGGTCATATTCGTCGGGGTCGAGGTCGAAAATCGAGGGCTGATTGTCGTTCGCAGCCGCCCGGAAGACGGCGAGCGCGGACGCAACAGCGCCGTCGATATGATTGGAATGGCGCGTGCCCTTGTGCATTGTCGTCAGGGCGCCCGCATTGGTGGCGCGCTTGACGACTACGCTATCGAAGTGCTGGCGAAGGATCGGGTGCGCGCCGTGGCGAACGCGCTTGCCGTTGACGACGCGCTCAAGGTCGCAAATCGGACCGTGCATGTTCACCGGAGTTTGCCGAACCTGAAGCACGTTAACGCCGTGATCCATGAGCTTGCCCATAACCGGCCCGGCAAGCGAGGGATCGAAAACAACTTCTCGAACGTCATAGGTGCCGCAAATATCAATGATCTTGTCAGCAATGGCGTCCGGCTCGATTACCGGGCCGTCAATGACGTTCAAAAGGCCATCGTCGCGCCAGCGGGTGTAAGGGACTTGCTCAAGTCGCGCCTTTTCCTCAATGCCGTCGCCGGGCAGGAAGAACCAAGGGTGAAGCGAGATACGCCCGTCATCGTGCCGCCATGCGGCGACAATGGCGGTGAGGTCGCCAGACCGGGACAGATCAACGCCAATCCAGCAAGGCAGGGCTTCAAGATCGGCAAGATCAAAGTTCGCGTCTTGGCCAGCATCCCATACCTGCATGTCAAAGAGGGGATCGCGGGAAGCGGCTTGCCAGATATTCAGATGGAATTGCTGGAAAGCGAAGCGTTCGGCGGGCCGGTGTTCGGCTTCATTCGCTATGGTGCGCAAGCCGCCAAGGTCAGGGAAACCGTGCGCAAGGCCGGGATTGATCTTGTGCCAAATTTCTTCCGAACGCCAATCATCACCGGACTCAGCTTGAAAAATGATCGGCAGAAAGGACGGGTCAGCAATCTCGCCGGTAGCGACTTTGTGTGCATAGTCGAAGAGTTCGAAGCCGATGTTCTCCTGTCCTCGCCCGGCGGTGGTCGCGATGATCATCAACGTGTCGGGAACCTTCGCCATCCCCGACTTGAGCGCTTCCCAAAGATCACGCCCTTTCCAAGCGTGAATCTCATCGACCAGCACGAAAGAAGGAGTCTTGCCGTGTTGCGCCGCGCCGTCGCTCGATACGGCGAGCAATTCGGCCTTGTTCGAACGACTGATGATCTTCTTCGCTGAATTGTGCGCGTCATAGATGCGTGTCGCCGCCACAAGGCGATGGTCTTCGCGAACGATATTGGCCGCTTCTTTGAAGCCAATACCCGCTTGTTCGCGATCAGATGCGGCAAAGATTGCCTGTCCAGCGGGCCGGGCTTCCGGACCAATGGTGTGCAAGAGCGCCCATGCGGCGGCGATGCTGGTCTTCCTGTTGCCGCGCGGAAGCATGAGAAACACGGTGCGCACGGCTCGCGAGCCGTCCGGGTTGCGTGGTCCGTAAATCCGGCGCGTCATACGTTCCTGAAAATCGAAGAGCTGAAAGCGCCCTTTCGGGGCCGGGCTCGCCGGGTGTTTCAGGGCTTGGATGAAATCGACGGCTTCCTGTCCATACCCAAAAGGGTCAGGAATCGGCGAGCCGTCATAAATCCAGTCAGGGAATGCGCTCTTAGCCATGTCGGCGGTTCTTGCCGATGGTCAGCGGGTTATCGTCTTCATCGTCGTCATTCGCGGTGCTGCCGATGCGAGCGCGCGATACAGGCGACAAGCCATATTCAGACGCGAGCTGCCGAGCCGTCTGCATTGTCTTGTCCTGAAGGCGGCAAAGCTTTGGATCGATTTCACCGGATGCGCGAAGCACGTCTTCGATTTCACGAACAAGGCCGCGAGCCCGGCAATAGTCTTCAACGCCGCCGAGGTCGGCGCTGGTGATGATGCCGCGAGCGATAAGGCTGGGCATGATCCGCTTCCATTCGGCACGGGCGAAAGTCGAAAGATTCTTCGGTGCTGCCGGTGCCTTCTTCAACGGATTGCTGTCGCGTTCGATGGACGGCTTTACACCGCGAAGATGCGTCATGAGGTTGTCGCCGCTCGAAGTTCGAGCGCGCGCCGTCTGCCGACTTCGATCACTTCTTTAAGGTCATATATCTTCCCGTCACAGATCACGCGGTCGGCGGTCGTCACGTCGTGCAGATATCGAACGCGGAAGATCACGTTGCCGCTTTCGGCCTTGCCAAACCCGGTTAGAAACTCATCCGCTGATTGGGTGACGACTTCTGCGCGAACAGTGGCGATGGCAAGCCAATCCGTAACAACTGCACCGGTCTCATAAACGGTTTCTGTTTTCCGCTCGACTGAGATCGTGCGATCAAGCTTTCCGGCGCGCATTAGATGCTCCACCGCAAGACAGCTTCCACGGTTATGATCCCGTGCGCAAAGGACTTCTCCGGATCAGGGTCACGCATCCACCGAACAGACGGCAAGCCGAACTCGTCAATCGAAAAGCCGTCACCTTCCGGTGTCACCTTCAGTGTGTTGCAAATGGCGAAGCCGATGGCTTTGGCGGTGTCGCTGCCGTCTTCAATTGCCCAAATGTGGAGATCGACGAAGACACGGGCCATGTATTGCGAACCGGACGCATTGCCGAGAAAGATCGTTTGGCCGTCGCTCATGATGATCGTCGGCAGCTTGTCTGGTCGTGTTCCGCCACTGCGGATTTGGTCCAAAGCGACAAGCGCGGTGATTTCCGATGTGGTGAGCGCCGAACGAATGGCAGTCTGAAGCGCAAGGGTTGGTTCGATCATGACTTGTTCCAAGCCTCTTTCACGGCCTTCTTGGTAACGCGGTTGATACGGTTCTGAAGGCGCTTCCTAAGCAGACGAAAGGCAGGCCAAAAGAACGGCTGGGCTTCCGCTTTGGCCGTTCCAAATTCGACAAGGTGCGCATAACGGACATCGGTGTTTCCGGCGGTGACGATCACTTCGGTTTCACCGGCAACACGTGAGCCGCCGGGCTGGGAGTAGGGCGGTGTGGAATGGCCCGGTGGCGTCACTTCGATGCTGTCGATAAGCGCACCAGTGTCGCGGGATGTTTCCGCCAGGGCTTTTTGTGCCAGCGCAAGTTCGTTCGCGGACTTTAAAAGTGCCGGTGTGATTGCAGCACGCGGCGCTTTCCGTGCGCGTTCGATTGCCGCCAGTGTAGATGCGAGCCCGCCGTCCTTATTCGACATTTTCGCCAAACCAGTTTTCACGGTAGGAATTGGCGATGCTGGTCACGCCATAGGGCGCGATCTGCATGGCGACACCGAAGCCAACGGCTTCGCGCTGCTCATAATAGAAGGCGACAAGCTTCAGGACGGCGAGCTTCAAATCGTCGGGCAGGGGATCGATCACCGAAAGGGCTTTGCCGATGTAGTTGCCAAGCCAAGTCTCAGCCGCTCCGGTGTAGAGCGAAATCAGATCATCGTCGGCGGTGCCGTCGATATTCAGGTGTGCTTTCGCGAGCGAAAGCGAGACGATACTCATGCGTCTTCGGCCTTTTCAGAAAAAGTTATATTCGGGCTCTCTTGTGAAGTGCTCCCCCCGCCGGTCCCCTGAAACGCGAGCAAGTTGAAGCCCACCCCCGCCCGCCGCAATTTTGGCGTCGGCGTTCCGATTGCTTCTTCGATGCTCCATCCCGCTGCAATCCGTGCGCGAATAGTCTCACGCGGAATGCCGGTTAGATCGGTGATCTCCGAGATAAGATATCGCTTGCCATTAAATTCAATCAGCTTTGGGGCCATTATTCTGTTGTCCTTGTGGTCGGGTCTCTTGACGGATTCTGCAGCTTCAGCAACATTCGGTCTGTAATGTGCATTTGGGGGTAAGGCTTTGTTTCTTAATCCGATATTTCTTGCCGGTGTTGTGGTGTTCGTGAGCGGTTGGTTTTGGCTGCTAGGTGGTTCTCAGTTCGGTGTGGGGGTTGGAACTGACTTCATAAACATTCATGGAAAGCTTCTTGCGATGGCGACAATCATGAGTGGAGTCGGGCTGTCTTTGGCTGGATTGATCATCGGCGGTTTTGAGGGGCTTCGTGATCCCGCTCTTGCTCGCGATGCGGGCTTTGACGACTTGGATCCGGAAGAGGTTGGGCAAAACTCAGTGCCGATTGCGATACGGCATGCGATGATGGATCGTTCGAACGAAAGTTGATCCGACCGCGCTCCTGTCGTTGCTTGACGCTGTTGTGGCAGGGCGCGCAGAGCGGTTGCCAATTGTTCCTGTTCCAGAACAAGGCGCGGTCGCCGCGATGCGGAATGATGTGATCGACGGTCGTTGCCGGGTTGGCGCACATACGACAATCACGGTTATTAAGCAGGTATTCAGCGCGGGCCTTTCGCCATTCATGATCGTATCCGCGTCCGGCAGCGGTCGGGCGCGTGGCGTCATGCCGGGCATTGCGGGCGCGTTTGGCCTTCAATTGGCAAGCGCATAGCTCGTCATGCGGAACAATCTGGTTACAGGCGCATATCCGGGGCGGCTTCATCGTTTCGCCCTCGCGATGCTCGCCTTGAGGGCTTGAAATCTTTCCCGATCAAATTCCGGGTCGATGCCATCCGAGCTAAGGCGCTGAGCGAGGTCATGGGGCGCTTGATGGCTGTTGCTGGACTGATCGTCGGCGCTGCCGTGGATGGCCTTCAGACGAGCAATATGGGCGCTGTAAGCTGATGCGATTTCGTTCGGGGTCGCTTCCCATGCCGCTTGTGGCGTCCAGCCAAGCCAACCAGTGGCGGCGTTGAAAAGCTCGCGATGGGCTTGTGACCAACTGATCGACTTGCCAGATGTTGGCTTCGCATCCGAGTCAGTTTCGGGCCGGAACATGTCGAGCAAATTTGCGACTGGAATTAGCGTTTCGGCGAAGAACAGGAATAACGACTGTTCCGGGAAGGGTGCTACATACTGAGCACCTGACTTCGCGGTGCGAATGATGTCCGAGATGATCGTGAAGTTCTGTTCGGCTAGCGCCCGATAGAGCGCTGGGAAGCCGAACTTCTCTTCAAGAGTGACAGCGGCCCGCAATGAAGGGCGAAGCGTTACGGTGTTGCCACCGTGCACAAACGTCACCTGTTCATATGCGGGCCGCTGCGAAGTCATGGCTTAGGCGGCGACCTTCAGCTTGATGAAGCGGTCGGGATGCGTCACGTCCGCACCGACGCGCTTGCGGGCATGGAAACGAACCTGGCCCTTGCCGGCGAGGGAAAACGGGTCGCGAAGGGTCGAAAGGCCGATGCGGTCAATGATCCGGTATCCGGACATGTCGCCGAACAGGATCGGCGTCTTGCCTGCGCCGATGCTGTCCATGTCGGGCATTTCAACAATCGGGCGGCCAAGCAGGGTCGATGCGCCGCCTGCGCTGATCGGATCAAGCACAAGGTAACGGCCCGTGCTGTCCTTCCACTGGCGAATGGTGCCGAGGGTTGCCCGGTTCATCAGCCAAACGCCATTGTTCGCGTGAGTGGTAGCGATGCCGTGATACATGGCAATCAGAACGTCCGCCGGGTCAGTCGTCGGGAAGGTGGCGGCAACACCGGTTTTGAGTTCCGGAATGCCGGAAGCGGTCATGATGCCCTTCGGCTGGCCGGTGCCGGTTCCCTTGATGAAGGCAACCCCTTCGGTCTTGCCGAAGCTTTCAGCGTAGTCGGCGATGAGTTCGCCTTCGAGGCCATAGGCATTGTCTTCGAGAAGCTGATTGGAAACGTCCGTAAAGGTCGCCAGCTCATGCGGCGTCAAAGTCACCTGCTCGAACGTCATTCCGCTTTCGGTGCGGTCGTCGGTTTCACCTACCCACGTTGCGGCGGTGCCGGTGACGCGGCGCGGATACTTGATTTCCGGTGCGGAAATGCTGACCACGCGGGCATACTGGCGAATTGGCGAGAACTCGCTCAAGAGCTTGATGAGTTCATTGCCGAACTCTTCAGGTGCGAGGAAACCGCCGTTCGCATCGGTCGCGACGGTCAAAGCTTTGACTTCATCCGGCGCGATGCGTTCGACGCCACGGCGAAGATACGAGACGAAAGCCTTGCGCTCGCTGTTGTCGTTTGCCGGGGCCGGATGGTTGTTGTTTGCGGCGGTCGGGCGATTGAGCTTCGCCTTGACCGTGTTCATGTCGTTGCGAAGCGCCTTAATTTCGGCAAGGGCTTCTTCGCTGACAACCGGATCGGTATTAGCTTCCGGTGTATTCTCGATTTCGTTTTCCATGAGTTTTTCCTTGTTCGCTGCCGTGCCATCTTCGGCCTTGATAGAAGTGATTTGCGCACCCGGATGGCACGGGACGGCGACCACGCTGATTTCGTGAAGATCAAGGGCGGTAATTGTCCGCCCGCGTTGGCGGGGTTTGCTAGCCTTGGTGACAAAGCCGATAGAAAGGCCGGTGACGGCTTTGGAGCGGATCATCGCGCGGACTTCGCGGGCGCGCTCGACATCATCGACAAGCAGGCGACCTTTGACGGACAAGCCTTCGGTGCTTTCGGCTATTTGATCCCAAACACCGATCACTTGCCCCTGATCGTGAGCGAACAACATCGGCAGGCTTTCCAGCGCCGGGAACGCGCCTTTCTCGATAATGTCGCCGACGCGGTCGGCGCTTCCGAAAGGCCATGCAATGCCGGTGATGGTTCCGGCGTCGTCAACGCTGAGCGACCCTTTGATTTCGAGGTGTTCGCTCATGCGGCCACCTGTCGAATTTCGCCCTGGGCGATCTCTGCCGTGTCGTCGGCGGCCTCGCCGGTTCCAAAGAAGAGGGCGCTGATAACGCCATCGGCGATTGCGAAGACTTCGGTCAGCGGACGCCCGACGCCGTAGACGGCGACAAGTTGGGATGCATCGGCAGGCGAGGTGCCGCCGCCGATAAGGCCGATGCGAAGAATCTCAAGAATGTCGGCAAGGGAGTAGGTCGAAACGCGGAAGCGCTCGAACAGCCCGCCGATGCCGATGCTGGTTTTGCGCTCAAGCTCTTCGATGAGGTCGCGCGTTGGGAAGGCGAAGGTTTTTTCACCGTCGCCGAAAAAGGCTTTGTATTTGGTCATGCAGCTTCCTTGACCGGCTCACTCATGGAGGGGCGGGTAGGTGTCGAGGTCGTGTAGGGGTTTGCCAGTTCATCGCCGCCCGGAAGCGGCGGCATGTTCTCGCGAGCGCGGATCTCATTCGGCGTGTAGACGCGGGCGGCGATCAGCTTCGCGTAGATCTCAGCACGGCCCGCCGCGTCGGCGCGCTCAAGGTCAGCCGTGACGAATTCGAAATAATGGCTGTCCTGTTCGTCTTCGGTAAGAAGCACGGTCGTGAAGGCGTCTGCCCATCGGTCAAGCCAAGGTCGAAGGCAAAGCTGAAGAAAGCTTGCGCCCATCTGTTCAGCATTGCCCCACGTCGCGCGATCAAGCTCGAAAAGCAGGTGCGGCGGGACGCCGAAAATGCGGGCGATATCGTTGATCTGGAAAACGCGGTTCTCAAGAAACTGCGCATCGGTCGAGGTCATGACCGGCTGTTCGTATTTCCAACCTGCATCAAGAATGAGCGGATCGCCGGAAGCCCCTCGCTGCCATTCGCGGAAGGACTTCCGAATAGCCGAAACGGCTTTCGTGCCAGCTTCGCCGCCTTGCGGTTTTTCATTGGCGACGATGCCGGTCGGACGCGCGCCGGAACCGAAGAACTGTGCGCCGTGACGCTCCAGAATTGCTGCAAGACCGAGCGCTTCTTTCCCGAACGAGATCGGCGACTTTCCGAGAAAGGATGAAATATGAAGGATGTCCGTGTGTGGGTAATCGCGGGTGCCGGTCTCTTCCGAGACGCGATAGACAGGCGCGCCGGTTATGGCGTGCTCAAGAACCGTGACCTTGCCCGGCTTCAGCCGGTGAAGTTCGAACGGGCGACCGTCATCATATCGAATGACCTTGGCGAAGCCGTTGCCATGAATGAGAGCGTCGGCAGTCAGTTCGATGCGTAGCGCGCCCGCGCTGGTCCATTCATTCGCCCGCTTGTGCACAATCCGGTAGGCGGTGTGGTCCTTCGCGGTGTCTTTGCCGTCTTCGGTTTCCCGGTAGAGTTTGCAGGGAAGCGATCCAATGGTTTCCGAGATCAGGCGCAACGCCTGAAGAACAGCCGGAACATTGAGAGCAGTGTTACCGCTCATGTTTACGCCCGAGTGTGTCGGTGTGACACCAAACAGCTCGAAAGCTTCGGCGTTATTAAGTGAATAGGCTTTCTGTTCTGCCGAAAGGCCAAGTGCCTTTCTGAAACTCGAAACGATACCGGCAGAACTCATACAGCTTTCCTCAATTCAACTTGAGGAAAATTGTCTCACACCTTGAATCTGTTGTGAATCCTAAAAATGAATTAATTCCTATTTAGCAGGAAAATAATCACATTAGACTGGTATCGGCTCAATCCGGCGCATCGCATCTGCCAAGCCGGGCAGCATCACGTCGCTTCGGCCATAGAGGTCTTGCGACTTCCCGGTTGCTCGCCCGGTCATGTAGTTGCGAGCGTCTTCAGGGATGTTATCGCGGCGGCACAAGTCTTCAAACAAGTGCCGCCAACCGTGGTTTGGAGAAAGCTGCGGTCGCTTCTGACATGGGATGATGCCGCGAACCCAAGTGCTCATTCTCGGCTGGACGTTGATTTCGTCCTTTGTCTCACCTTTGAACAATCGACCTGAAGCTGATTTCTCTACGAACGAGATGAAGCCTTCATTGATCAGGGCAGGGTGAACAGGAATGCGCCGCTCGCTTGACGCTGTCTTAAGCGATCTGCGTCCTGCCGTGGTTACGTTCCAGAACCATTGATCACCGATCTGGAAGAAGTCTTCCTTGCAAAGTTGGCCAGCTTCATTCACCCGCATGCCGGAGTAGGCGCAAAGCCATGGCAACCAGCGGAAGAGAGGCTTCGTTTCCTTTCGGGCCGCAGAAAGGATGACGGCGGCTTCAGCCAAGGTGAATGCGCGCAAGTGGGAGGGCGTGCTGTTGAAATCCGGCATCTTCATTCCCGTCAGCGGATTGCCCGCTGGTAGGAATTTTTCCGGATCGTTTTGGCGTCCCCAGTTCAAGATCGTGCAGATCGACTGGACCTTTGCCTTAATGGTTCGGTTCGAGAGTTTGCCCGCGTCCTGCAAGGCTTCCATCCAGTTCTTGGCATCAATGAGCTTGACCGTTGCCGCCAGATTTGACTTGCGGAATTTGGCGAACTCATCAGCCGTGTCGCGATACTTCTTTGCGGTCTTGTCAGGCAGCGGCTTTGCGTTGTTGCCACGCGCCCGCCGCTTCACTTCTGCATTGATGATGTCGGCAAAAGTCGTCGGATCGATGTCGTCATCAATCGGCGGGGTATCGGACAGATCGGGATGGGTTGGTTTGCCGGTGAAGTCACCTTCATTGCGCTCATCTTGGCGCGCCATGGCTTCATAACCGGATACGCAAAGTGCCTGGGCAATCCGACGCCATTCCGGTGAGCCCTTCTCGGCATCGGTATGACCTGCCAAGCGCGCCCGTTCCACGCGCGCGCCAACAAGCTGCTCAAGCTGGTCGTCGCTGAGCTTACCGGCGAACCCCTCGCGGAGAAGCTGGGCATGCTCAAGATCAACCTCGAAAGCAGCATAGCGATGATCGTGCGCGCGTATCTCGGCATCGAAATCGATTTGGCTTTGGTAGTCGCGTGTTGCGATCTGCTGAGCGGTCAGAGGGTGGGTGAGGGGCTTCGACTGCTCGCCGGTGGCGAGCTCGTGCTTGTGGCGCGCAATACCGATCTGCCGTTGGATTGATGCGACGGCTGTTGCGTGCTTCCTCAGCGCCTCGCGTTTGTCGCCGCCAAGCTGGATTTCGAACTCGCGCTTTCCGTCCATATATGGCCGCAAGTGTTCCGGCAC